CTTCATATAAGGTAACTCCTTATCGATTATATTTAATGGAAGTGCTATCGTCTAGGAGCGCGACACAGTTTTGATTATGATAAATATGTACGGGAGACCGTTATGTTTATATGTATATATTGTGAAAGAGAATTTAACAAAAAAGAAGGTAATACACTGCACACTAAGTATTGCAAATTAAATCCACATTCTATTAAAAGAATTACAGGCGGATCCTTTAGACCAGGTCATTCAGGAAAAGCATCGACCCCGGAGAAAGAAAAGATAAGATCTGACAAATTATCAATAATAGCAAAGAAAAATAAATTGGGCGGCTATGTGCATGGTTCTGGCAGAGGTAAGAATGGATGGTATAAAGGATTTTTTTGTGATAGTAGTTGGGAATTGGCTTATGTAATATATTGTCTGGAACACAATGTATCTATTACACGAAATACTGTTCGACGCCAATATTATTGGGATGGTAAAATTAGAGATTATATTCCTGATTTTGTTGTGTCTGGTACCGTAATCGAGATAAAAGGATACAAAACTTCCCAGTGGTTAGCAAAAATGGAAGCTAATCCTGACATTGAGGTATTGTATGAGGAAGATTTACAACCAATACTTAAGTATGTCAAACTTAAATACGGTAAGAATTTTATAGACTTATATGAATAATGGAGATTAGGGACGCTGGGCGTTAAATGGCTTTGAATACCATCCCACTTAGTGATAGGTGATAGTTCGATTCTATTATTCTCCGCCAAATTTCTTTTATAAATTCTACTAGTATAATACTTCCGCCATTTGACAAAGGAGTGATAAGTAGTTACAATGTATTTACGGGCCGTAGAAGGTGTAAAAGGGTAACACACAAGTCACTGTTATATATTTGCTGGCTTATGTCAGTTGTGGTTCGAATCCGCCACGGTCCACCAGTTTTAGACTGTGTTAATATCCTGTCCAGTGGACGCATTTCTTCCATCTTTCCTGCAAGTGGAAAGCAGTTTTTAGTTTCGGTAGCGTAGCATTAAGATAATGCAGCACTTTCATAAGGTGTTCCAAGTGGGTTTGATTCCCGCCGCTCCCACCAAGTTTTACATGTGTTATACCGAGGCACTGGAGCCGGCTCACAGATGTTCCGCAGATATGTATCTGCAATGTAAATTCAATTCGCGTGCTTAGTTAAATGGTAGAACCAAACATTGCCGATGTTTAGACAGGAGTTCGATTCTCCTAGCCCGCACCATCGTTGACTTTTTTAGTATTAGTGTTTACACTGAGCTATGTTGCACTGCAACATATTTGCAGATAAATAAGTGTTGATACTAAGGAATAAAATGTTTAAGAATTTATTTGAAAGTTTAAAAGGCCTGTTCTCAGGCAAGTATATAGACCAGCGTATGGATAAGTTTGTACAGTCGGGTAATCCACAAAGCGAAGAAGATGTAATACGACTACGAAAGGCATACTGGAATAATGCTACAAATAAAAGAGCAGGATATTGATATGTTTAAAATATTTATGACATCACTGGCAAAATTTTTCAAAGTTCCGTCGGTCCAAGACGATCTCGAAGCATTTATAATTGCAGGCAATCCACAAAACGTAGGCGATGTCGATCAGCTTGAGAAAGAATTTCAAAGAAAGAAAGCCCATACATGGGTCGGCACACATTTAAATAGATAATCTCCCATCCGTCGGATACGGTGACTGGTCTTCGAAACCGGTTTAGGAAAGTTCGAATCTTTCATGGGGGACCATATATGATAAATAGTTTACTATGACACACCTATCTATACGACATTACATCAACTTGGTAGAATCTGCAGAATTTGCTGCCACAACAGAGGCCGAGGGCGACGCCGAGGGGTTACCGCATCTCACTTCTACAATGGCGAAAAATATTTCTGATCAGATCGACACTGAAGGCCCACACGCTATTTCTAAAAGTGTTGAATGGGGTGACGGTGCATCCAGAGAGCTTATTCGAAAAATACAAAACATGCTAGACGATTATTCAGCTGCTGTAGATGAATCGGCAGCATGGAAAAGAAAAGAAGGTAAAAGTAAATCCGGCGGCCTTAATAGCAAGGGTGTGGCCAGTTACCGTAAGGAACACCCGGGCAGCAAGTTACAAACAGCAGTAACTACCAAACCCAGCAAACTGGACCCCGACAGCAAAGATGCTAAACGGAGAAAAAGTTTTTGTGCTAGAATGGGTGGCATGAAAGGACCGTCGAAAGACGATAACGGCAAGCCCACTCGAAAAGCATTAGCATTAAAGAAGTGGAATTGTGAAAGCATTGCTGACCTGGGCATGCTGATTGAATCTGAGATTCAGGAAGCAAAGCAAAGACTAGACCCCAGTTGTTGGAAAGGATACCGAAAGGCCGGCACCAAAATGAAAAATGGTGTAAAAGTTAACAACTGCGTGCCAACCAACAAAACTTAAATACCTTTATATCTCTATCGTCTAACGGTTTAGGACGCTACTCCCTCAAAGTAGAAATTTGGGCTCGACTCCCAACAGAGATTCTATTTTATATCCCGCAATGGCTTTATAGATGAGGTCCAAACTTGTTCTATTAGGGGTTCGATTCCTCGGGGATGCCAGTTATGTCTTCTCAACATGAGATGTGTAGGTTCGGAGGTAACGTTACCGAACTTGGAGTGCGGTGTAATACCGACGGGAGACGCCAGTTTTATTGCCTCGTAGCTTAACAGGAAGAGCGGCCGGATTCTGAGTCCGGAGGACGTCGGTTCGAGTCCGACAGGGGTTGCACAAATGATAAATAGTTCATGAACTATTTATACCAAATCACCAACCTTATAAACAACAAAATCTATGTAGGTGTTCATAAAACAAATAATATAGATGATGGTTATATGGGAAGTGGAAAAGTTATAGTATCGGCTATAAAGAAATACGGAATAGAGAATTTCAGAAAAGATATTTTAGAATTCTTTGATACATACGATCTTGTCTTGCAAAAAGAAACAGAAATAGTTACCGAAGAATTTCTGCAAAGACCCGATGTGTATAATCTCCGTAAAGGAGGTTCCGGCGGATTTGATTATATAAACAAGACAGGCCTTGCGTCTGTCGGCCGTGTAAAAGGATATAATAATCGAACGAAAGAATCATATGCTAAAATGTCAGAAGGCGGCAAGAAGGGTGCTGCTTCACTTAATATTTCAGGTAACAGAACACCCGGTAATGCATCTCGTGCAGATTACGCCAGGTTGCATACGCAAACAAAAGATGCTAAAATTAAAAGAAAGAAGACATTAGCTGAAATAAATCATCAGCAAGGCACTAAGAATTCCCAGTTTGGAAAGTGCTGGATTACAGATGGTATCGAGAGTAAAAAGATAAAAAAAGAAGAATTAGAAAAATATGTTTCCGAAGGATGGAGACAAGGAAGAATAATGCACCGTTCGACTTCTGGTGAGGTCACCAGCCTTTCACGCTGGGTAGAGGGGTTCGAAACCCCTACGGTGTACCAGTTATGACCCTACCCTGGAATGGGAGAAAATGTTACATGAATATGTAACCAAGTAGGTGAGAGCCCAGGGTCGCCTATATTATTGCGGGGTAGCTTAACAGGAAGAGCGATCTGATTTTGAGTCAGAGATACGTCGGTTCGAGTCCGACACCCGTTGCCAAACCAAGGGAGTGTAAGTTAAAATATGTCAGATGATAAACAAACGTATAGCAGAAAAGGCATGTTATGCCCGGCATGCGAAAATGGACATCTTGTAGAAGGTAGTATTTACGACGACTGGGAATCCATGTTGACATGTGACAACGGCGAATGTAGACTACGGGTTGATTCGCGCGGGGAGAAAGAAGAATAAGGAAGATTTGCAGAGTGGATACAGAAAGTTAAGCTAATGGGATTAGCCGCAACCTGCTAAGTTGTTGGCTCGTGAAAACGGGTGCGGGTCGGGACCGCAACTTTCTGCCATATAATATGAAAAACTTTATAATAGATGAAAAGTTCCTGACCCAGGAGACTGTCCACAACGAGTGGAGTATGTATGCTGGCAGAACAGATCTTACAGAAGATGAGACGATAAAAGTCCTGAAGGGCGAGGGAAGGATGACATCTACTTCGTCAATTGATAATCCGGTATTTACTGAGTTGAGAAATCAGCTTGAGGTAGATGGATACATAAAGACAGAACGTAACTGGTGGAACGGCGACATGGTGACCAAACCGTTTAGCTTAAACGATTATAAGTTTAAGAAGGGAGCAAGGTTTCCCTGTGCTGGCGCACTTAAGATTACTATAGAGGTTGATAGAAAATATAGAAAGAAAAATAAAAAGATTTGATTGTAAGTAATGCCCTTAATATTCGCAGGAGTCACCGGCTGTCGGCCGGTCTGCCGGTCGCTGAAGGTGCTTACAACCAAAACAGAACAAGCCTGACTTGCTGTGCAGCAGGTCATATAATAGAAATATGGTTCGGTAATATTATTAGTAAGCATAAAGATAACAAAAACTAACACACCTCAGCACTCCAATATATCAAAGCACATTAACTGTTAAGGTTAATGCCTGGTTACTGATTAGTGTGTTTCTATATGATAGACAATACGGGTATAAAATAAACATTCGGGCTACAAACTTTAAAGTGAAGTATTAGGCTTTTAACCTAAGAAACGGGGGGCAGTACCCCGGTGGCCTACCATAATATGACAAGCAGAACTATTGATATCAAGTGTATAGGTTGCAGAAAATATTTATTTTCTATACTTCCAGACAGTAACGCTGAGTTAGATAAGATACATCACTGTAATAAGAAAGCCTGCAAAGAAAAAGCAACTTTCGAAATATTGAAAGGTCCCGAACCATCAATAACCTGGGAAGAGATGATGAGTATACTTTCGGGCAAAAGAATTTAAAAGAATGCTTCCAGCGAACCAACACAACTTCAAAACTTTTATCTTTGAAAAGAAACAGCATTCTGATTTATATAATAGGTTATCATGACACAAAATTGAAATCATAACAACTGAATATCATTCCTATGATAGATATAGTGACGAGCATTCACTTATAGTGGAAAGTATAACAGGTGTTACAAGTTAATGCGGGTGTAGTGCAATAGGTAGGAGACAGCAGATTTAAAATCTGAACAGTGTGGGTTCGAATCCCACCACCCGCACCAGTTTTGAAATGTTATGACTACATACAGGGAGTAGCTAACCAATCCAAGGCCTGTATTCCGAAGGATAAACATAGCAGGGAGGTTTGGTCACCGACCGTAACATTTCGATTTAGTTTTAAAGAATTCTTCCAGCACATCCTATGGATACAATTGGTTCAACTCCAGTCGGACTCGCAAGAGTACGTTACAAGAATTCTGTTTTGATTTTGATTACCCGGACTGTTGGTCCGCACAGGAATAAAATGGCAAAGTTAGACTCGTCTGTAGTGTTTGTAGAAGATTGTACCTGCAGCGATGCAACAGTTAAGTCACATTTTTTGAAATTAGTACCTTATGTCTGTGTAGAGTGTGGGTGTAGTTCCCATAATAATAAACCGATAACATTACAACTTGACCATATAGATGGTAATCACACAAATTGCAAACGTGAAAATTTACGTCTGTTATGTCCTAGTTGTCATTCACAAACAGAGACATATGCTGGTCGCCAAAATTGGAACAATATAGTGGTAACTGATGATGAATTGGAGACAGCTTTACTCAAAAGTGCTAATATCTCAATTGCCCTTAAGAAGGTTAAGTTAGACGTAGGGAGAACAGAATATTTTGGTCGAGCAACATTCTTAATACAAGAAAGAAAAATTGTAGTCGGCAGTAAACATAACACATATACTAACTTTTTTTAAAATACATAGTTTTGATTACCCGAACAGTCGCTGGGAGAAATCCTTGAGGAAAGTCGGGCTGTATAGAACAGGACTTGTCGATCTGTGGAAGATGGCGTAGCAATACAGGGGTAATGTCGGGAGCAGACAGCGAAGCTGTCTGCTAAATCTCGATGCCATCATTTTTACCACAACGACTCCGCAGCAGCACAAACAAGTTCGAGTCTCGTATCTCGCGCCATTTTTATAAGGAACTTATATGAAACATTAGTGTAACTTAAATAAGGACAACTATGAAAGTAAGAATAACGATGTCAGGTGACAACATCACACATTTGAATTCGAGAGAATGGAAGGATAAATACGTTGACGACATGTTGATGTGGGCTTCAGAGACCGAGACCAGCATGGAGTTCTATACTTGGCATTCTGTTTGGGAAAAACACAAACTAAAAGAAATGCATGCAGTATGGATCGTCGAGGACGATGACAGGGCAATATTAATGCTCAAATGGAATGCTAAAAAGCATAAAGTAAAATGAAAAAAGTAATAGAGATAAGATCAGCCGCCAATTTTATAATCAAAACTTTATGAAGAGGGTAAATGATATAGATAAATACATTTATGATTTACTATGTCTATGCGTATCTTAGGAATAAAGATTCAATCTCATCACACTCCGGCAGCCCTTACTATATAGGAAAGGGAAAGAATTTAAGAGCGTGTGAATATCACAGAAATGTTCCCTTGCCGAGTAATAGAAAAAATATTGTGATATTAGAATTTAATCTTACTGAAGTAGGTGCGTTTGCGATTGAACGCAGGATGATTAAATGGTATGGAAGAAAAGATTTAGGAACAGGGATATTACTAAATAGAACAGATGGCGGCGATGGCGCAAGTGGGCACATTGGCCAGATTCCGTGGAATAAAGGCAAAAAGGGCTTGCAAAAAGCCTGGAATAAAGGTATGCCACATACCGCTGAAACAAGAAAGAAGATATCAATTTCCGGTACAGGCAGAAAACAATCGACAGAAACTATTGCGAAAAGATCCATTTCGATGCTTGGTAAAAATAAGGATAAGGTACGATCTGATGAACTGAAACAACAATGGGCTAATTCTCATAGAGGTAAAAGACATTCGGACGAACATAAGCAGAATATATCGGCCGCGCTCAAAGGTAGAGACGGCAGGGTTTGGACAGATGAACAAAAACAAAAACAATCTGTAGAAAGAAAGGGGAAATCTTGGACTCTTGCAAGGAGAGAAGCACAATCTAAAAGAAAGGAACGAGATGAATAATCAACGAAAAATTATAGAAATCCGTGCCGCAGAGGGTGGAGACGATAGCAAACTATTCGTAGCTGACTTGGCACAAGCATACCGCAAACACGCTGACAGAGTCGGCTGAATTAATCGTATAACAAAATCCTTACCTGGTGAAATCTTTATAGAGGTTGTTGGCGCGGATCTTGTTCAACTACAAAATGAATCCGGCGGTCACAGGATACAACGTATACCGCCAACAGAGAATAAAGGTAGAGTTCACACAAGTACGGTGACAGTAGCTATTACAGATCCGAATATACAGAAAAAAACGTATAAAGATGCTGACTTTAGTGTTAGTTGGTTCAGTGGCACAGGTGCTGGTGGGCAACACCGCAATAAACACCAAAATTCGTGCAGAATAACACACTTACTGACTGGTTTAGTGTCTACTGCACAGTGCAGATCAAGGCAAAACAGTCTAGAACAAGCTAAATCGTCTTTAGTGGAAGAGTTAGATGCAAAGTACAACAAACTTGCAAACAACGAGATTGCTATAGACAGAAAGCAACAAGTTGGCTCCGGAATGCGTGGAGACAAGATAAGAACTTATCGTTTTCAGGATGATGTCGTGAAAGACCACATTACTGGTAAGAATGGAAGTGTTAAACAAGTCCTAAAGGGACATTTTAACCTATTATGGTAATATTGGGGATTAGTTAAATGGTATAACAGCGGATTTTGATTCCGCTATCATAGGTTCGATTCCTATATCCCCTGCCAAACAAACAATAGCCTGCTATCGGTAACGGTAGTGGGCTATTCTTTTGATTGATTTTTGCAGAATACCCGGTGTTAAATTACAATTTAAGTCAGTATCGCTATCCGTTTAATGTTATGCCTGTGCAAGATTAGACACTATGTATTTGTATACAGATATGTCAAATTTAATTACAAAAACTATCATAATGCAATCATCCTTCATACTAAACAGCGAGTGTGGTAACATACTGTTGAAGTAATACAATCTGCCTTCTTCGAAGCTGCACAATCTGTCGTCTATGATAAACTTTAAAGACGAAGATGAACAGTTCTTGACAAATGCTATAAACCTTATTACGGGTTGGAATGCTGGGTCATCCTCATCAACGTCATACGAATCTCTATGTTCGGGAAAAAATCCACCTGCATCTAATTTAAGGAAATGACTTCTGCCAACCGACGCCTTAAATGGTAGAGTCATTTCCTGTAATATGCTGCTATTGTGATAGACAGGTGTAAGAACGTTGCATTCTTCTGTCTTATAAGACGAATTATTCTCCCGGTTATACTCGAGTAATGAGTCTAGGTCCGGGATGCCCGATAATCCACCATCGTATGATGTAATACTCAGGCCCTCCCTTCTTATTTGTTTTCTTGGATTGTACTGCTTCCAATCATCCGAGAAAGGTGCTATTTCTTTTAGAAGTTCAGAAGTGTTAAACTGAGTTCGCAATTTTATTACTGAACCCAGTAAATTTAATTTCATTAACCAGAATTGATTATTAATGCTATCAGTCATTTAATTATTTCTTGGTTCTTGCCCCGTACCTTTTTTCCCATTCCTTAAGAATAGCTACTCTGTTATTAGCAATTGATTCTAAATTAGAATCAACCATGAATTTTGCAATATTTTTTCCATGTGGGTGATGTTTAGAATTTGAATCTACATCGGCCCTACCTAATATAGCATAGTCCTTACCGTAAATCTTCATAGCATTTTTAGAATATATCCAATTATACAAAGTTTTCGCTGCTTCTACATTTTTAGTGCCTGCCATAATTGCAGCACCTTCTAGATCCCAGAAAACACCTTCGGATGGGACAATAAATTCAATTGGGGCACCATCAGCAATGAGCCTACCTGCTCTAATATCAACACTCCATCCCATTAGATATTCGCCATTTGCTGCTTGAGTACATGGAGTAGATCCACTAGGCAAATATTTTACAATATTATTATCTAATGCATCGAGATATTCCCAACCCTTTTGTTCGCCATACAAATCTAGTATACTTGCAACAATCATAAATCCTGTACCCGAGATAGTTGGTTCAGGCATTTGAATTCTGCCTTTAAACTCGGGTTTGAGTAAATCTTTAATAGATGTAGGCTTTCGTAGACCTAATTTATCACCTTCAATTGTGTTATAGCAGAGTGCTGCAAGAAATGCATCATATGCAAACCAAGTATTTGTCTTACTTCTAAATTTTGCACCAAGATTTGCAGCCTCTGGAGGCACATACTTCATCAGAAGCCCCTCTTTGTCTAATTGGATTAAGTTCGATGCACCCAATCCATATACAACATCTGCTCGCGGGTTTGACTTTTCTGCCAATACACGGGCTGTTATAGTTCCAATTGGTGCTCTAACCCAGTCGATAATAACACTAGGATTTTCTGCCTCGAATGCGGATTTAATCGTAGACAATTGATCCGGTTCTAATGAAGCATAAACCAGTAATTTCGTAGGTGCTTGTGCATATGCAACAGATATACTAACCACTAGGGCTGCAATACCCGATAATAACTTTTTCATATTTTTCCTTTATTAAAATAATTTAGTACGTACACAATGTTTATTTATAATATTTGATATTGTTTATTTATAATATTTAATATTGTTTCTTATAAATGCGTTGGCGCTTAAAACAGATTTAATCTGATCATCCAGCGAATCACCGCATGTATGAATTTTTACTTCCCATTTTTTAGAATTTAGTGACTGAATTTCTGGAATAGATACACCTGTTCTAAGCTTGTCTTTACCCGATATTATTAATTTGGGTGTATCTGCTGGTATAATACAGTGCTCGATTATTCCGGTGTCTAATAATAACGAATTAACACACCCCAACGGACCTATATGATTAAAAGTTTCCATAGATTTATGTAATATAGCATTCCAGTATCTTAAATAGAATTCGGGTTGAGAAAATTTATGATTCACAGTCCATTGCCCGCCAACTCGAGGGTTAAGGTCGGTTAAATAGAACTCACCGTCTATAGTTTCGTGTATTGCTAGTGTAAACGACATATTATTAATTGAATATGTCCTCTTCATGTAGTCAACACATTTTTTAAAAAATGGATATATATGGTCCGGTACAGCACTTAAATGATAATAACCTATTTCTTCAGAAGTTATTGTAGACCCATTTGTTATTCTTAACCTCGGATCTTGCAACGGATCTATTTTCCTATTATTTTCAAATTCGTCTTTTTGTGCCCAACAAAATAATTGACCTATTGTGTTGTAATGCCATTTGCCATTTAGAACCGAATATTGAAATGTGTAACTTTTATTGGTATAATAGCACTCTTGAATTAGTGCCTTCGGCTTTTCGGGATAATAATAACTTGTATCTATGCCGGTTTTACAATATTTTATAAATTCATCTGTTAAATTATGTTTGCGTAGCGTATCAATGAGTGCCTGTGCATTTTTAATACCCTTGTATTCGAAAATCTGGTCATCGGGTATACTAGATTCAAATACTCCACGCATGCCACAACCAATTTCCGGTTTTATGAACAGTGATTTTTGTGTACGGTTAGGTAAATCATTAAGGGATGAGTGACCATCTATATATATTGTTCTAGGTACATGATCGGACAATCCGTTTGTAATTGCATGCTGTATGTGTGAGAATTTATTAAGAAATAATTCCGCCGTCTCTAAGGTGCATGGCGTCTCTATTTTTAGAATGTTGCAAATTTTTACCACGTTAACAAATAAATGGTCAGAGGGTGTTGTTAGGAAGTCAATATTAAATTTAGATAATAGTTCTGCTATACCTCTGATATCGTTTAGGTCTACGTAAAAGATCTCATCTTCGTTTATGTAAACTGGCATTTTTGCTCCAGGGTTTACTAAAAGTAATATTTTAACATTTAGTTGTCGCAATGCTTCGACATCTGGTATAATTCGTTTTAGTGATTTACTATGAGAGAGAAATGCTACTGTTTTCATGAATATGATATTTTAAATGACTGGATCATTTGGATTTTTTAGTTTTTTTACAATAATTTCAGGTGCGCACACACATGTCGTCTTCTTACATACAATTGGTTCTGTTGGTAGAGTAATAACTTTATCATATATGCTGTTAATTATGCCACCTTCTTGGCAACTACCTCGGTATAACATATCGTCGTTCCATATTGTTAATGTATAGATACCTGCCCAACAAGTCCATCCCTTAAATCTATTTTTCAGAGAGCTAGATATTTCGTTTACATGCACTTCTGTAGATTTCACTTCATTATTATTCTTGTAAAATACAATTGCATTATTGCCAGATGATTCAGATTTCTGTTCTGAAAAAAACCAATCAAGCTGTTCTTTAGTATATAAGTGTGCAGAAGAGGGCGAAGATATTTCTCTTATACGGCGTAGGGTGTATTTTATGTTGTGCTCTTTATAGAAATTAATACTTTTTTTAGCTTCCTCAAAATGGTTAGCATTAAACATAACCTGCACAGATGTTTTTGGATTAATTTCGGAGATTTTCTTAATTTTATGTATAAAAACATCTGTATTGCTAAATTCAAAGTGTTGAGAAAACATTATAGAATCGATGTATGTCAATAAGTTTTTGTAATACTTAATTGTTCTCGTTCCGTTACTTGTGATCGACACAAATGCTATTTTTATGCTGTTTAGATATTTGCAAAAATCTACAAGTGCAGGATTTACAGTCGGTTCACCACCAGTAAAACCTATTCGTATTAGTCCGGGATCTATAGTTTTAGCAATATTATCGATAACTGATCGAAGTTCTGCCAACGATTTATGTTTGCTAAAGTTGTCGTGTAGGAAATCCCCGCAATAACTGCAATCGTAATTGCATCGCTTTCCTAGAAACCAATCGATCCTAACTGTATGCGAGTCGTCTATCCTATTAATTGCAATTGGGTCAATGTCTTTCATTCTATATTTATCGATCTATTATTTTCCAAGGATAAATATGGTAAAGGTTAACTATGCTTAGAGATTATCAATCAACTATACTTGGTAAGTTTTATAAGATAAATGATGTAACAGATCAGAAAATATTAGAAGTCGGTGGCCACAAAATTATGTCTGTCCCGTACGATTTAATATCACACGGTGCAAAAGAAGTAGTCTCTATTTCCATTGACAGGGCTTTTAGCAGAATGGTTGTAAGTGATAATATAACAACCAAATATATGAATGCAGGTTCCACAGATTTTTTAGATAATTCGTTTGATTCAATTATTTCTATTGCTACCATAGAACATATTCTGGATTTGCCGAGTGTGCTTAAAGAATTACATCGTGTGGTAAAACCGGGCGGCATTGTCTATATGCAAGGGGGTCCGCTTTGGTCAGGCAGTTGCGGTGCCCATTACAATTTCTGGATAGGGGACGTTGAATATCATTTTGTTAGAAACCGAATATTACACGACTGGGAACATCTGTATGCTGGGCCAGAGGGCATAATTAAAAGATTAACTACGTTATATCCTATAGAGGCAATTGATAAATTACTAGATATGACTTACAACGCAGACTTTATAAACAGAAGTTTACACACTGATATAATACAGAATATTAATGATTCCGACTTCTTAGTACAGTCGATGGGTTTACATAATTGGCACCCCAATATCCCAGATGACTTATTGCCAAATATACGAAAACGGATTCCACATTTTGTTGATGTATGTGACGAAATTTGTGTTTGCCTTAGAAAACAATTATCATAATTTTACTACGACATAATGACAATAAACATAGTATGTACTAGTAAACCTGTCGACGGATTACTCTATTATAGTTACGAATATAATTCATATTTAAATTCGTGCGGAATACCTAGTAGACTAATAATTATTCCTCACAGGGGATTTAAGAAAAATGATTACCTATCAGCAATAAATAATAAATATATACATTGTAAAGATGTAATCATTGATAGCTTTACTCCGTTAGAAAATGATGTTACACTAGTCATGGGTCGAAGCATGATTACAATATCTTGGCTAAACTTCAATGATTATTCACCTAGTGAACAAGAGACGTTGGTATCGTTATTTAAATGTAAACTTATTTCAGTTTATTCGGAAAATCATCCTCGTGATTATCCTTTAGCATTAGATTTCTATTCGCCGAACTTTGTAGCAGACTTGTGTGATACCGAAGTATATCCCAGTGGGATCGGAACGCACTTTGAAAAGACTATCAATTTTGCAATACATAAGGAATGCAAAATTGATAAACAGGTCGAATATTTATTCCTTGGTACAAATGATAAATATTATGATGCTGCTGTAAGTGTAATTAATAATTTTCCGAATTATGGAATTTTGGTATACGATGCACCATACATAAATAAAGAACTTAACAATATGTTTGCACCAGTTGATAATTTATTGGGGATCTTTGATACCTACGTATACACTAAGAAGACATTCGACCCTGCTCCCAGACTATTTCAGGAATGTAAGTATCATAAAAAAAATATTATATATTTACGTGATAAGAATATCATAGATGGTGGTAGCGTATACTGGAAAAGGTCGTTGAAAGATTTAAATATTAAACCTATTATGGAGGCATATGACAAGTTACATTAAACCCGGCTGTTTATCGTTCTATTATGATGAAGCTGGTAATCGTGGAACAAAAATAGTCACACAGGTCATAGCATATACTGCTGACGGGTATCTGTTGCCGTGTTGTTGGTGCGATTCGGTGTATTCTAAATCAGATATAACTAAGTTAGGTATGCATGATGAATCGCTGAAGGTAAAAAATAATGAGTCAATCGATAGTATACTAACATCTAGCATATGGCAAAAATTTATAAAAATAATATCGACTGACCCAATTAATTCCCCTAATTGTTGTCATGACCGTTGCGGAGTTAAGGGTGGATAACGACTATTTAGAGTATATAGGTATTTCAAAACGATATATAATACCTAATGTAGAAACTTCGGTTAAGTGTATATTACGCTGCCCGCAGTGTACTCGGCAGGGACTCCTGTCACCGAAGACTTCGGAGAAGTATAAAACAACAAAATCTAGAATATTAAACGGGGATGATTTGTCAATTAAGGATGCTAAAAAATTATTAGAATTTTTTAATACAGGTGTGGCATTGTGCGGTTCGTTATCAGATCCTGTGTATTGGCCGAATTTTTTAGAATTTCTTGATTTGGCGAAGTCTTTTCCCGATAGTGCCATTTATATTCATACTGCCGCCAGTCAAAAAAATATAGAATGGTATAGGGACGCATTTAGTAAATCAACTAAGAATACACACTGGATTTTTGGTTTAGACGGAATGCACGACACTTCAGCTATATACAGGATTGGCCAAAACAGCAAATTAATGTTTGATGCAATGACTTTGTGTAAGTCAATGGGATTACATACTGAATGGCATTACATCGTGTTTAAACATAATCTCCATCAGCTGGACACGGCAAAGGAGTTTGCTGCATTACACAATATTAAATTGATATTTATTAAAAGTGACAGAACTGGCGGCAACATAGAAGTCCCAATTGAATGGAAACCCGGCCGTAATAAGGAATTCGTGCATAATGAAAATTAGAGATGTTGAATTATTCGAACCGGGTGTTATTAATTTAATTAATTCGCAGAAATTTGTAGCAATACGTATTAGTGGCGGCATAGATTCCGCTATATTATGCCATATTATTCTTAAATATTTTCCACATATCGAATTGTTACCATTTACTTTTTTTAATAAATTAAGACCATCAGCAATAAATTCAGTTAATAACGTTATGAGACAACTATCTGTATTAAATCCTAATAATAAATTAATGACACACCGAATTGCATTTTTTGATACAACACTTCCGTATATAAGGGTAAACGATAGTGGCGGACTTAAACAAAGTCCTAAGGATGCACTTCAGCGGCAATATATAAGAGATCTGTTTGACGAGTATAATGGTGATTTAAATTTAATTTTTTCCGGAGAATCCTTAAATCCTCCAGCAAATATACAGGCAGAATTAAATATGGATGGCCATTTCCTTAAATACCGGAATGAAATAATATCGGATGTGTTATTGAAATATACATATAATAATGAATATAAGTACGAATATAGGCCGTTTATAAATTATACCAAGAAACAAATTTCGGAAGTTTGCAAAGAACTGGGATTAATGGAGACCCTCTTTCCGTACACAGAAACTTGTGA